CCCATTGGCGGCCTCTTCGGGCTGGTCAACGCCGCCTCCGGTCTGCTCGGCAGCAAGTCGCTCCTGCAGTACATGGCCGAGAACCCCGGCGACCCCACCGTCGTCGACATGGTGCTCGGCCGCGACGCCAAGTGGCAGAGCAATCGCGACACGGTCGCGCGCAACTCGGTCATGCCCCCGGCGATCCCGCTCAAGTCCGCCGCGCCCGTGTCGCGCCCGGCGCCGACCCCGACCGATGACGGCAGCGACGATGGCCAGACCATCGAGACGGTCGACTTCCGCAAGCGCCGCTACATCCCGCTGGACGACTACTACAGCTACGCGATGCGGCCCGAGCACACCTTCTTCACCGACGGATAACCCATGCGACCCGAAGACGACGAAGACGACGACAGCTCGCTGTCGGCGGACAATCCCCTCACGCCCGGCGACGAGGACGAGGACGAGGAGAGCGAGGGCTCCGAGGAGTTCGATGTCGAGGACGACGATGACGGCGGCGCGACCGTGCGCATGCGCAACGACACGCCCGTCAAGTCCGACCCCGAGTTCTACGCCAACCTCGCCGAGGTCTGGGACGAGCCCGTCCTGCGCCGGATCTCGGCCCAGCTCCTCGACTTCATCAAGCACGACGAGGAGGACCGCAAGGAGCGCGACGACCAGTACGCCGAGGGCATCCGGCGCACCGGCATGGGCAAGGAGGCGCCCGGCGGCGCCGACTTTCAGGGCGCCAGCCGCGTCGTCCACCCGCTCCTGACCGAGGCCTGCGTCGACTTCGCCGCCCGCGCCATCAAGGAGCTGATGCCCTCGACCGGCATCGACAACGGCCCGACCAAGGCGCAGATCGTCGGCAAGGTCACGCAGGAGAAGGTCGACAAGGCGCGCCGCAAGGCCCGCCACATGAACTGGCAGCTCACCAAGCAGATGCCCGAGTTCCGCCCCGGAATGGAGCAGAACCTCACGCAGCTCCCGCTTGCAGGGGCCGGTTACCTTAAGCTAATATGGGATCGTCGGCTGAAGCGTCCCAAGCCGAATTTCATCCCGCAAGACGAGATCATCCTGCCGTTCGCGGCGGACAGCTTCTATGCGGCTGAGCGCAAGACCCATCGACAGGACATCACGGAGCTGGAGTTCCAGCGCCGCGTCCGCTCGGGTCTCTACCGCGACATCGACCTGATCCCGCCCTCCGACGTGGAGCAGACGGAGGCCGAGAAGGCCACCGACAAGATCGAGGGCAAGACGCAGGGTCCGTACAACGATCAGGGCCTGCGCACGGTCTACGAGACCTACGTCACGATGGAGATCGAGGAGGACGACCTCGTCGCCTCCGAGGGCGAGGCCGACTTCGCGCCCTACATCGTGACGGTCGACAAGACGACGGGCGAGGTTCTGGCGATCTACCGGAACTGGGAGCCCGACGACGAGGTCCGCAAGGAGCTGGACTGGATCGTCGAGTGGCCCTTCGTCCCGTGGCGTGGCGCCTACCCCATCGGCCTCACGCACATGATCGGCGGGCTGTCCGGTGCGGCGACTGGTGCATTGCGTGCGCTGCTCGACAGCGCCTTCCTTCAGACCTCGCCCGCTGCGGCGAAGCTGAAGGGAGGCAGCATCGGCGGCCAGAACGTGCGCCTGCGCCCCGGCGAGATCGCCGAGATCGAGGGCACGCCGAACTCGGACGACATCCGCAAGGTTCTCATGAACCTGCCCTATGAGGGTCCGTCTCCGGTCCTCATGGAGCTGCTCGGCTTCCTCGTGGAGACGGGCAAGGGCGTCGTGCAGACGACGTTCGAGAAGATGTCGGACCAGCCCGCCAACCAGCCGGTGGGCACGACGCTGGCGCTCATCGAGCAGGGCCTGAAGGTGTTCTCGGCGATCCACGAGCGCCTGCACGGCGCCATGGGCCGCACGCTCGCCATCCTGCACCGCCTCAACCAGATGTATCTGGAGGAGGAGGAGCTGTTCGACGACGCGGGCGAGCTGCTCGCCAAGCGCTCGGACTACGAAGGCCCGTGCGATGTCGAGCCGGTCTCCGACCCGAACATCTTCTCCGAGGCGCAGCGCTTCGCGCAGATCGAGCTGATCTCGCAGCGCGCCCTCGCGACGGCGCCCTACAACCTCTACGACATGCGGAAGGTCGAGGAGCTGGTGCTGGAGCGCACCAAGATCCCGAACGCCAAAGACCTCCTGCTGCCGCGCCCCGAGCCCCAGCGGCTCAACGCGGTGAACGAGAACGTGGCGGCGTCCATGGGGCGGCCCATCGTGGCCTTCCCCAATCAGGACCACCTCGCGCACCTGCAGGTGCACATCGACTTCATGCTGAACCCGCTGTTCGGCTCCAACCCGCTCATCGGGCCGACGTTCCTCCCGGCGATGCTGACCCACATCAAGGATCACATCACCCTCTGGTACGTGACCGCCTACGAGCAGCTCCTGTCGCAGGCGGCGGGCGTCTCGATCACCGAGCTGATGGACGACGACGACGAGGTCAGCGAGGAGCTGGACCGCACCATCGCCGCCGCCTCGCCGCTGGTGAACCGGGCCGCCATGCAGGAGCTGCAGGCGCTCCCGCCGATCATCCAGCAGGCCATGCAGCTCGCCCAGCAGATGGCGCCGCAGCCGACGATGATGGACCCGACGCAGGCGGCCATGGCGGAGGTCAACCGCAAGTCGCAGGCCGACCAGATGGTCGACGCCCGCGAGAAGGCGAAGATCGCCACCGACCAGCAGAAGGCCAGCGCCGACGCGCAGGCGAAGATGGTCGACGCGCAGGCCAAGGCCGAGGAGGCCCGCGCCCGCGCGGCTCTGGAGGCCGACCGGGCACGCAAGGAGCAGCAGCGCGCCGACGCCGACCGCGCCGTCAAGATGCGCGAGATGCAGCAGCGCGCGGCCATCGACGCGCAGAAGATCGCCACGACCGAGCGCGTCGCGGCGGCCAACAACGCCGCCAAGGCCGAGATCAATACCGCCGACAACGCCACGGCCCTGACCATCGCGGAGATGGAGGTCGAGAGCGGCGAGAAGGTTGCGCTTGAGAACGGTAAGGGCATGAACCCGAGCGGTTGATGAACTATACCAAGTATATCCAAGCCATAGAACGCGAGCTGCAAGAGCACGCGAAGAGTTCAGTCCGTAACGTCAAGCGTGAGGCCACGCTGTTCGATTACGGCTGGGCGTCCGGCTACTACGCCGGATTGGAAAAGGCCCTGACGATGTTCCGGGGCGAACTCAAACACGACGACGAGGACTACGATGGCTCTGGCCGAAGTGGTCGCACGCTCGACGGGTGATGCGGAAGACGATCTTTCCTTCTATTTCCCCGATGTCGAGTGCTACGTGCGGCCTGCGGGAAACCGCGTGGTGGTGCAGCTCAAGCGCCCGATGAAGAAGACCAAGGGCGGGATCATCCTGCCCGACGACAGCCGGGACACCGAGCACTGGAACACTCAGGTCGCCAAGGTGGTGGCCACGGGTCCGGTGGCTTTCAGGAACCGCGACAATCTCACCGAGTGGCCCGAGGGCGACTGGTGCCAGCCGGGCGACTTCGTCCGCGTCTCCAAGTATGGCGGCGACCGCTGGGCGGTGAAGATGCCGGACTCCAGCGACAAGGACGAGGTCACCTTCGTGATCCTCCGCGACACCGACGTTCTGGGCGTCGTCGACGATCCCACGGCCATCAGGGCGTATCTCTAGCCATGGCGCTGGTGATTTGCCCGACCTGCAAATGCAGGAGGGAACCGGCTGTGGTAAATGGCCGGGAGCTGAGGCGGTGCGAAAACTGCCGCAAGAAGAGCAACGCCTATCTGAGGCGCCGTTACGCCGCCAATCCTGAGCGGTTCGCTGCTGAGGCAAGGGCCTACTCCAAGGCGTCGCCACGCAACGCCCTGCGCACTTCGCTTCACAACGCGAAGACGAGGGGGCAAGAGGTCGCCATTACCGTCGATGACGCGATGGCGCTCTGGGTGGCTCAGGGTGGGCGCTGCGCACTCTCTGGTATTGAGATGACGTGGGCGAAGGGCAAGGCCCTCCCGACCTCGATCTCCATGGACCGGATCGATCAGACCAAGGGCTACGTGCCGGGCAACGTCCGACTGCTTTGTCTGGGGGTCAACGCGCTCCGGGGCATCCAGACGGACGAAGAAACCATCGCCATGGCGAGGGCCATCGTTGCGATGGCTGATGCCTCCAGCATGAGGGAGGCCGCGTGATGGCGGGCCAGAACACCCTGCTCGTCGAGGATGACGACGACGACATCGAGATCGCGCTCGGCACGCCCGAGCCCGAGGACGAGGTCAAGAAGCCCGAGCGCGAGGCCAAGCCGGAGGGCGACGACGACGAGCGTCTCGACGCCGACCAGCGCGACGACGACGAGGACGACGAGGCCCGCGCCATCGACCGGCGCGACGACCTCACCGCCGACCAGAAGCGCGACATGCGCCGCGAGCAGCGCCGCCAGCAGCGCGAGCGCCGCCGCCGCTTTCAGGAGGAGCTGCGGGCCGAGAACGCCGATCTGCGGGCGCAGATGCAGGCCATCGTGCAGCAGACCCGCGCGCTCATGGCCGAGACGACGCACGGCCAGCTCAGGACGGCGGAGGAGCACCTTCGCCGGGCCGACGCGGCCCTCGCCGACGCCATCGAGCGGGGCGACGGGCGGGCGCACTCGCAGGCGCTGGAGTACCGCGACAAGGCGCGCGAGGCCGTCAACGCGCTGCGGGGCAAGCTGGGACAGGAGCAGCAGGCGCTGCGCTCCGGCGGCCAGCCGCAGCCCCAGCAGCCGCAGATCGACCCGCGCATGGCCCGGCACTTCGCCGAGTTCCAGCGCAAGGTCGGCTGGTACGATCCGACCGGGCGCGATCTGGACAGCAAGATCGTGCAGGCCATCGACGCCGACGTGGCGCAGGCCGGGTTCGACCCCACCACTCCCGAGTATTGGGAGGAGCTGGAGGACCGGGTGCGCGAGCGCCTGCCCGGCAAGTTCAAGACCCAGACGAGCCGCCGAGGCCCGCCGATGAGCGGGCGCGAGGCGTCCTCCGCAGGCCGCGCCTCCGGCGGCGGCAGCGAGGCGCTGAAGATCCCGGCGGCCCTGAAGCAGAACATGATCGAGGCGGGCATCTGGGGCGACCCCAAGAAGCGCGACGCCGCGATCAAGGACTATTTCCGCATCCGGCGCGAAGCCGAGCGGCGCTGAAATCAACTTCCACGCTGAAAGAGTGTGATGATGGACGACGAACGTATCAGGTCTGACCGGAGCAATGGCTCCTCCCGCAAGGACCGGGCCGTCGAGATGACGGAAGCCCCGGCCCGAGTGGACAGGGAAATTTCCGACGACGAGCGCGTCGAAGCCTTCCGCATGGCCTACTTCCAGCACGCATTGCCGGACCTGCCCAAGATCCCCGGCTATCACGTCTGCTGGCTGACGACGACGAACCCACGCGACAGCATCGCGCACCGTGTCCGCCTCGGATACGAGCCGGTGAAGCCGGAAGATGTTCCGGGTTTCGACGTGGCTTCCATGACGATGAAGACCGGCGAATACGCTGGTCTCATTGGCATCAACGAGATGCTGGCCTTCAAGATCCGCGATGAACTGTACCTCCGCTACATGCAGGAGGCGCATCACAACCTTCCGCGCGAAGAAGAGCAGAAACTCGTCGATGCGGCTGACGCCATGCGGCGTCAGGCTCAGTCGTCGGGCGCCGACGTGTTTGAGGGGGACGGTATCGCGTCCCTGCGTGCGGCCACTCCCCGCCCGCGCTTCAGCCTCTGACAGCGCTTGCGGGGGCCTCCACCCGCTAATCCAAAGGAGGATCGAGGATGTCCTCGACCAATGCCCCCTTTGGCCTGAGGCCCGTGTACCACCCCTCCGGCACGATCCGTCCGGTGGCGTACTCGATTGCCGCGTCCTACACGGGCACGGCGATCTACATGGGCTCTCCGGTCAAGATCCACACCGACGGCACGCTCCGTATCGCGGCTGCCGGGGAGTCCATCATCGGAGCCTTTCAGGGCTGCGAATACACGGACAGCTCCGGTCGTCGCCGCGTGATGCCCTACTGGACCGGCGAATCCGGCGCCACGGACATCATCGGCTACGCCACGTTCGATCCCGCCACCGTGTACGAAATTCAGGCCGACGGCCCCATCGACACGACCGAGATCGGACAGCAGGCCGACTTCACGTCCATCGGCACCGGCTCGACCATCACTGGTCAGTCGTCCGCCACCATCGCCAATGCCACCGCGACCGCTCAGGCGACGCTGTCGGTCATTGGCATCCCCGCCTATCCCGACAACGTGTCGGGCGATGCCTATACGGTCGTGCAGGTGCTCATCAACGAGCATCAGTTCCGCACGCCGCAGGCTGGCTTCTGATCGGAGGGCCTGAGCTATGGCTATGCCGATGCGCTCTACGGACTTCCGTTCTGTCGTCGAGCCCATTCTGAACCAGACGTTCGATGGGATCTACGAGCAGCGGAAGGACGAGTGGAAGTCCTTCATCAATCAGGAGCAGGGTACGCCCCGCAACTTCCACGAAGAAGTCGTGATCAACGGCTTCAACGCCGCGCCGGAAATCCCGGACGGCTCCGCTGTCACCTACCAGTCGGGCGGCGTGCTCTACCTCGCCCGCTACACCTACAAGGTGTACGGCCTCGCCTTCGCTCTGACGAAGGTGCTGGTCGAGGACGGTGACCACATCAGGATCGGCACGACCTTCTCCCGCCACCTCGCCCAGTCGATGGTCGAGACCAAGGAGACGGTGACGGCGAACCTGCTGAACCGCGCCTTCAACTCGTCCTATCTGGGCGGTGACGGCGTGCAGCTCATCTCCACGAGCCACCCGCTGGTGAACGGCACGGCGAGCAACCAGCTCAACACCGCCGCGAACCTGTCGCAGACCTCGCTGGAGCAGATCCTGATCCAGATCGCGCAGGCCGTGGACTCCAACGGCAAGCGCATCAAGCTGACGCCCAAGCGCCTCATCGTGTCGCCCAGCAACATCTTTCAGGCGGAAGTGCTGCTGAACTCCACGCTGCGCCCCGGTGGTGCCAACAACGACATTAATGCAGTGAAGAGCCTCGGTATGCTCTCCGGCGGCGCCAGTGTCGTGACGCGCCTCACCTCGGCCACGGCGTGGTTCGTCACGACGGACGCGCCCGAGGGCATGAAGCTGATGATGCGCCGCTCCATGGACCGCTCCATGGAAGGCGACTTCGACACGGACAGCATGCGCTACAAGGCCACCGAGCGCTACGGCGTCGGCTGGACGAACTGGCGCGCCGTGTTCGGCACGCCCGGCGTCTGAGGACGACCGGAAGACAATGAGGGCGGCCTTCGGGCCGCCCTTTTTCTTTGCCCGCCGGACCAAGGTTTCATGACCCCGGCTGAGCCTGTCGCGCACTCTTCATGGAGATGCATCAATGACCCAGTTCTCCGACGACCTGTACCTCGGCGCCGCTGACGGCCCGCAGGCCTTCTCCGCCTCCGCCTACGGGCGCGGCGTCGGCCCGCTCGGTCGCGTCTATGTGTGGGACATCGTCCCGCTGACGCTCGACGCCGACGGCATCTGCGCCTCGCAGTCGGTCTCCACGGCCAATGCCAGGATCAACGGCGCCCTCACCTCCGACGACTCGGTCACGCTCGACGTGCCGCGCGCCCTGCAGATGGCGGCTGCTGTCGGCAACACCTCGAACGTCACGGTGACCGGCACGGACTACTATGGCCGCGCCCAGACCGAGACGCGCGCCCTGAACGGCACCACCCCCGTCAACTTCCTGAAGGCCTTCAAGACGGTCACGCAGGTGTTCGTGAACGGCGCGGTGACGACCTTCACCATCGGCACGCGCGACGCCTTCGGCTTCCCCTACCGCGTCACCAACGTCGCCTACCTCGCGACGGTGAAGTGGAACTCCACGCTGGCGCAGGACGCGGGCACCTTCACGGCTGCCGACACGACCTCCCCGGCGACGGCCAGCACTGGCGACGTGCGCGGGCTCTACCAGCCCTCGAACGCGGCGGACGGCTCCAAGCGCCTCGTCGCGGCGATCCTGCTCCCGGCCATCGCCGCCGGGCCGGACGCCACGACGGTCGGCGCCATCGGCGTCACCCCGGCGTGACGGGCGGGCTCCGGCCCGCCCCCTTCCTTTTCGATAGGAGAACGCCATGCGCCCCGTCCGGGTGACGACCACCAACGCAGCGAGCAGCTCGCCCGTCGTGCTCGACTACAACGTGTCGCCCTTCGCTGTCGGCATCGGTGTCAAGATCACCTCGGGAACGCCGACCTACACGGTCCAGTACACGTTCGACGATGTGTTCTCGCCGACCTTCGATGCTGGCACCGCGAAGTGGTTCGACCACACCTCCCTCTCCGCCAAGGCGACCGACGCCGACAGCAACATCGCCTTCCCCGTGATGGCGGTGCGCGTCACCCAGACCGGGACGGGCGTCACCGTCGCCACCTTCATTCAGGCCACGGGAGCTGACTGATGGGCATCGTCGCAGAAACCGTCAGCCCCGACGCCGCCGCCGCTCTGGAGGGCGGCTCGACGTTCGAGAGCCGCATCGCCGAGCTGCGTCAGGCCAAGGCCATCTACGACGAGGCGGTCACCGAGCTGCGCCTCGGCAAGGAGGCTCGCGCCGCGTGGGACGAGGCCACCGCCGACCGGGCGAAGGCCGCCAACGAGCTGGCTTCCGCCCGGCAGACCGCCTCCGACCTCATCGAGCAGGCCAAGGCCAAGGCCGACGCCGACCGCTCCGAGGCGGCCAAGACGCTGGCCGATGCGCGTGCATCAGCCGAGGCGACCCTCGCCAAGGCGAGCGCCGACGCGCAGGCCCTCCTCGACGCCGCTGCCGAGGAATCCAAGAAGGCCGCCTCGCGCACGGCTCTGGCCGGGAAGCGCATGAAGGAGGCCGAGGAGCTGAAGGCGGCAGCCGACGAGCTGGCCGCCGACGCGCAGGCCAAGATCGACGTGGCCATCGCCGAGCAGCAGCGCTTCGCCAACCTCATCTCCGAAATCAAGAACCTCGCCTCCACGGCCTGAAGGACACTCCCATGGAAGACATCCTCAACGCCGAGGCCACGGCCTCGGCGGGCCTCCACGCGCGCCCTGACGCCACCTCCTTCATCAACCCGGAGGGCGTGTTCACGGTCAGGCACTACCGCGACGGTGAGCTGATCTGGGAAGACACGTTCCACAACACCGTGGTGGACGTGGGCAAGCGCCTGATCCTCGACACCATCCTCGGCAACTCCGCCGCAGGCGCCATCGTCATGGGCCTGAAGGGCACCGGCGCGGTGGCCGCTGCCGACACGCAGGCCTCGCACTCGGGCTGGCTGGAGGTGGGGCTGGCCAACGCGCCGACCTACTCCGGCTCGCGCAAGACGCCCTCCTTCTCGGCGGCCTCCGGCACGTCGAAGACCACGTCCTCGGCGGTGACCTTCTCGATCACCTCCTCGGGCACGGTGGCGGGCTGCTTCATCAACATCGGCGGCTCCGCCACGGTCGACAACACGACCGGCACGCTGCTGTCGGCTGGCGACTTCACGGGCGGCTCGCGCTCCGTCATCAACGGCGACACGCTCTCGGTCACTTACACTTTGAGCGTCTGATTATGAAGCCGAGCGAAGTTGTCGTTCTGCTTTCCGCTTGGCGGGGCATGATCAACCGCTGTGAAAGCCCCAAGAACAAGCAGTACAAGGATTGGGGCGGTCGTGGCATCAAGGTCTGTGACCGCTGGAAAGACTTCGACCTCTTTGTGGAGGATGTCGGTCCCCGCCCAAGCCCAGAGTATCAGCTCGACCGCATCGACAATGACGGCGACTACGAGCCCGGAAATGTACGATGGGCCACGCGCGCGGAGCAGAGCCGCAACCGGCGCTCCACCCGTCTGATCACGATCAACGGTCGAACGATGTGCCAGAAGGACTGGGCCATCGAGAACGGCATCTCTGAAAACGCGGTTCGTCAGCGCGTCGTTCGCGGCTGGGATCCGGTTCGTGCCGTTACCCAGCTACCTCGGCATACTGGGGTCTGACCGATGCAGATTACCCATGCCCTGTCGCTGACCGTCGGCGACGCGACAGGCACGGCCACGATCTGGAACGGGGCGACGACCTCGTCCATCGCCGCCACGGCGGTGCCGCGCCCGACCGACTGGAACAGCCAGCACGCGCTGATGTTCACCTTCGGCGGCAACACCACCAACGCCTCGACGGTGAGCGGCACGGCGGTCCCCTTCGCGGGCACGGGCGGCATCTCCATCGGCGGCTCGAACGGCTCGGTGCTGTTCTCGGTGGGGCCGAACGCGACCGTCTCCACCTACGTGCCCTACTTCCCGGCCTCGACCTCGTCGCAGACCGGCGGCGCCAAGGGCACGAGCACGGCCAGCGCTATCGTCTTCCCCATCCCGGTCTATCGGGACATCGCCTTCAATGCGATGCGCATCCTGTATTCGGCGAGCTACGTCACCTCGACCATCTCGGGCCAGCACACGATCTCCTCGGGCTGGGGCCTCTACAGCAACAATGCGGGCACCCTGTCGCGCATCTCGTCGGGGTCGTTCTCGATGGCCATGACGGTGTCGTCGGTGTCGGCGACCGTGTCGCTGCCCAACTCGACGAACTCGGCGGGTTACACCCACACGACGCTCGCCATCACGACGACGGCGCAGGGCCAGTCGCTGATCGGCACGGCGGGCAACCGCGTCGCCGACCTCGTCTTCGGCGGCTCCATGTCGCTGTCGCCGGGCCTCTACTATGTCGGCTTGCACCAGCGCCAGAGCACCTCGTCGGCCAATGTCGGCCTGTCGACCGCCTTCATCGGCAACGCCATGAACGCCACCTCAGGCGTCGGCCCGATGGGATCCTCGACCGCCGCCTTCTCGGCCTCCTCGGGCTACCACCTCGGCGCGCACGGCTTCTACACCTCCACCGGGTCGGCGGGCTATTCGGGCACCACCCTTCCGGCCTCGATGATCATGACCGGGTTCAACAACAACCTGAACGTCATGCCCATGGTCACCCTCCTGAGCACCTGATGGAAATCGTCAGCTTCGGACCCTCCGGCAAGCACAACGAGGGCATCGAGGAGAGCTACCAGCGCATCCTCAAGTCGGCGCTGTGGAAGCGCCAGCGCATCGTGGTCATCATCCCGGCGGCCAAGGACATCCCGACCAAGGTGGCGCTGTCGCACTGGGGGCTGGTCTTCCCGCCGAACAATGCGGTGGCCCGGCTGGCCGCCATCGGCATGGAGGTGGGCGAGGCCTACTCCAACACCATCGCGGCGGTTCTGGCGCACCCGGAGCTGTCGCAGTGGGAGTACATCCTCACCATCGAGCACGACAACATCCCGCCCGCCGACGGCGTCCTGAAGCTGATCAAGCGCATGGACGAGAACCCCGAGTTCTCCTGCATCGGCGGGCTGTACTGGTGCAAGGGTGAGGGCGGCGTGCCCCAGATCTGGGGCGACCCGAAAGACCCGGTGACGAATTTCCGCCCGCAGCCGCCCAAGCCGGGCGAGCTGGTCCCATGCAACGGCACGGGCATGGGCTTCAACCTCTGGAAGATGGACCTGTTCAAGGACGAGCGCCTGCGCAAGCCGTGGTTCAAGACCGTGGCCGGGAGCGAGGGCATGGCCACGCAGGATCTCTACTTCTGGGGAGACGCGATCAAGTGGGGCCACAAGTGCGCCGTCGACTGCGACGTGCTCGTCGGCCACTACGATGCATCTACAGGGATCGTCTGGTGAAGCTGGACTTCGGTTGCGGCCCGAACCCCCACGAGGGCTACACGGGCGTCGATCAGTACCCCTTCGACGGCAAGGTCGGGATCGTCGGGGACATCACGGACCCGCACTTCTGGGACCAGTTCGAGGACGAGAGCGTCGAGGCCGCGCACGCCTCGCACTTTCTGGAGCACCTGACGGCGCCCCAGCGCATCCTGTTCATGAACCAAGTCCACCGCATCCTGAAGCCCAAGGCGCAGATCACGATCATCGTGCCGCACTGGGCCGCAGCGCGGGCCTATGGCGACCCGACGCACCAGTGGCCGCCGGTCTCGGAGTGGTTCTTCCTCTACCTCAACAGGGAGTGGCGGAAGGTCAACGCGCCGCACACCGACGGCGAGATCGCGCCGGGCATGTACCTGTGCGATTTCGATGGCGGCCTGAACTACAACCCGCACCCCGAGCTGGCCACCCGCAACCCGGAGTTCGGGCAGTTCGCCGTCAGTTTCTACAAGGAGGCCTGTCAGGACATCGTCGCCACCCTGACCAAGAGGTGACGGCATGGCCGTCACATGGGATTCTGGCAGGACCGCCGCCGGTATAACGCTCTCAGGCGGAAACCTGACGGCGACCAATGCCTCGGCGGGCAACGCTGCGGAAATCTCGACCTTCGCCACGGCGTCGATCAAGTCGGGCGAGAAGAAGTATTTCGAGGTGCTCGCCAACACCATCCCCGGCACGTCCGGCGCTGGATGGTTCGGCATCGGCTTCGGCAACAGCAGCGCGCCAATCTCCGGCGCGGGCGGCGAGATCGGCGTCAACACCCACTCGGTCGGCGTCTACGATAACGGTCAGGTCTACTACAACAGCGCCGTCGTCACCAATATTGCCTCGTTCGCCGCGACGGATGTCGTCTGCTTCGCGGTCGATCGCGCCAACAACGTGTTCTGGGCGCGCACGAACAACGGGAACTGGAATAACTCGGGGACGGCGAACCCGGCCACCAATACCGGCGGCATCGCCATCAGCCCGACCGGCGACCTGTTCCCCGGCTTCTCGCCGCAGGACCAGACCGGTTCGGCGACGGCCAAATTCGCCTCCGCCGACTGGACCTACGGCGCGCCGTCCGGCTTCGATCAGATCAGCGAAATCATCGACGTGTCGGTCAGCGAGACGTTCTCGCCGACCGACACGATCTACGCCTACTTCAACTCGCTGGCGCAGGCGTGGCAGCCCAATGCGTTCCTGTGGTTCCCGCAGGCCTCGGGCGGCGGCCCGACCAACTACGATGTCGACATCACCGAGAGCGGCAGCGCGTCCGACAGCCAGTCGGCGGCCCTGACCGCCGTCGGCGCCCGCACCGAGACGTTCACCGCCACCGACGCCCAGACGGGCGTCTTGGCGATGGTCTTCACGATCAGCGAGAGCGGCTCGGCGAGCGACAGCACGACCGGCCTCATGACAGCAGTCGGCGCGGTCACCGAAAGCGGCAGCGCCTCGGACGCGACGAGCGCCACGCAGACGCTGGTCGGGGCGGTGTCGGAGAGCGGCAGCGCCTCCGACAGCACGACCGGCCTGATGACCGCCGTCGGCTCGGTGTCGGAGATTGCCGCCTCCGCCGACAGCCAGTCCTCGACCGGCGTTCTGGTGGGCGCCACGACCGAGACGAGCACGATCACCGACACGCAGACGGGCGGGCTCGCCTTCTCCAGCGCGGTCACCGAGAGCGGCTCTGCCGCCGACAGCCAGTCGGCGACGCAGACGCTGGTCGGCGCGACCTCGGAGAGCGGGGCAGCCAGCGACAGCCAGTCGACGGCCCTCGTGGCGGTCGGCGCGGTGTCGGAGAGCGGCTCGGCGTCGGACAGCCAGAGCGGCGTGCTGACGATGGTGTTCACCACCTCGGAGGCGGGCTCGGCCAGCGACAGCCAGTCGGCCACCTACGTCCTCGTGGGCGTGGTCTCCGAGGCGGGCAACGCGGTCGACGTGCAGACGACCGGCGGCTTCATCTCCGACAGCGTGACGGAGAGCGCGAGCGCCAGCGACGCCCAGACGGGCAACCTCGTCATCGCCGTCTCCTGCTCGGAGAGCGCCAACGCCGACGACACCTGCAACGCCACGGGCGGCACGCCGGTCGGCGGCAACGAGTTCCGCGTCGGCGGTCCCGACGTGGTCGAAAACTTCATCCCGCCCACCGTGGCCGACCTCTACGAGGTCAAGAAGCGGACGAAATGAGGCGGTGGGCCTCGATGTGGTGGCGGCGGCAAAGCCAGCGCACTGCGAGAGGCGACGAGTAGTCGTCGTGGTGAGCCTCGACCCTTTCGGCGCCGCACTTTTCGCAAGGAGACCGGGCGATTTTCCCGCTCTTCACGGCGTATTCGACCGCCTTGTGAGCAAGGTATTTCTCGCGGTTCGCGGCTTGCCACTTGCGGTTCTTCTGCGTGCTCCAGCCGGGTTTCTCGGCTCGGAGGCGGCGGAGGCGTTCGGCTTGAGACATCGCAGTCTTGAGAAATGGGGGCCAGCGTCGAGCTGGCCCCAAGTCAGGGAGGAGACGGCAGCGCCGTCCTCCCCATCGGTAATGGGAGACACCCCTATGAGCAAGTGTGACGGATGGGATTTCCCCGCCTCTTTCGGGTTCACCGGCTCGGCCGGGAAGACGACGGTCAAGGGGTACATGCGCGGCGGCGCCGTGCGGAAGAACAAGGTCGGCGCGGCCGGGAAGATCGCCAAGCACAGCGCCGCCAAGGGCGCCCGCCCCGAGCGTGAGGAGATGGCCGAGGCGCCTGCGATGATCTCGCCGCCCCCGCCCCCGCGCCGCCCGGTCCCCGTGCTGAACCGCGCGCCCATGTTCGGCGGCAAGAAGTGAGCTGACGCATGGCCTACTCCGGCACCGTCTCGACCACGACCTTCGACACGGTCGCGCTGATCGACGACGCCTTCCGCATGGCTGGCGTCCCGCCGCAGGGCGTGACGGACGAGATGCAGGACACGGCGCGCCAGTCGCTCTACCTGCTGCTGTCGTCGACCTCGAACCGGGGCATCCCGCTGTGGGCCATCGACAAGCAGGTGCTGGGCCTGAAGCAGGCCCAGTCCACCGTCACGACCCCCATCGGCACCATCGACGTGCTGAACATCAACCTGCGCACCCTGACCCAGTACACCGGCACGGAGACCACCCGTCTGGGCGGCATCCTCACCGATTTCGGGTCCGGCAACAGCAACGCCATCAGCTCGGTCGGCATCAAGACGACGGCTTCGCCGACCTATACGCTGATCTTCGAAACGTCCGACGACGGCGTCACTTTCACCACCGTGGGAACGACTTCCGCCACCGCCTTCACGGCGGGCCAGTGGACGTGGTTCGACATTGACCCGGCCCTGCCCGCACGGTATTTTTGCATCAGGGATCAAGCGGCCACGACGCTCGTCCTGACCGCCTCCTACCTCGGCGGGAACCCCACGGAAATTCCCTTCGGTCGCCTGAACAAGGACGACTATGTGTCCTTGCCCAACAAGACGTTTCAGGGCAGGCCGCTGCAGTACTGGCTCGACCGGCAAGTTGGAGCCCCCGTCTTGAGGCTCTGGCCCACGCCGGACGCCGCGAACGAAACGTCTCAGGTTGTGGTCTGGCGGCATCGGCACATCATGGATGTGGGCACTTTGGCGCAGTCCATCGAGGTGCCGCAGAGGTGGCTGGAGGCCATCTCCATGCAATTGGCGATCCGCCTCATTTTGAGGGAGCCGAAAGCTGACAAAAACCAGCTCGCGGTCCTCAAGCCCATGGCTGACGAAGCGCTCATGATGGCTTGGGCAGAGGAGCGGGACCAGAGCCCCTTCAGGATGACTAAGGCCATCGACTGCTACACAGCCTGAGCGAAGTACTTTCCGTGGAGTAGCTTGGCCGCCGCATCGTAGGCGGCCTTGGCCTCCTCGACCGTGTCGTAGGTGCCGATGTAGCGGCTGCGGCGCTCGCGCATGATCTGGACAAAGAAGCGGCCCTTCGGGGTCATGTAGACGCCTTTCGGGAGCGGGCGCGCGTCCACTCGACCGACGCGGTTCGCTCCATTGTCGACGGAGGTCGCCAGCCGCAGGTTCGCCCAGCGGTTGTCGGCCCGGTTGCCGTTGATGTGGTCGATCAGGCTGGGCGGGGCTTCTCCGGTCATGATCGTCCAGATGACCCGGTGGGCATAAAGCTGACCGCCCCCGACGCGCAGCAGCACATAGCCAGCCCCCATGACGCTCCCGGCGGGTTGCCCGGCGAAGTTGTTCCTGAACATGGCGTGGGCGGCGGCGGTCCTGAAGTGCGAGCGCGGACGGTCCTTCCACGTCAGCACTCCGGTCTCCGGGTCGTACTCGAAACACTCTCTGAGGTAGGCGGCGTCCATGTGTGATGCTCCTTTCAGAGGCTGGTATATCCTTGTTCGTACACGAGGTAAACGTGCCACTCTTTCTCGACACCCGTGGCAAATCGAGCCTAACGGTCGCGATCTGCGATAGGTGCAACAGGAAATTCCCGATTGGCGAGCTGCAGCCTGATCCGAACTCTCCGGGCTTGATGGTTTGCGCCGCAGACAGGGACGAACTCGACCCCTACCGCCTGCCCGCGCGCGAGACGGAGGACATCACGCCTCCCTTCGTGCGCCCCGACGTGCCCCTGACCTTCACCAGCGACGAGGAGTGACTTGGCCACCGCGATGACCTTCACCTCCCTCAAGGAGGACGTGCAGGCGTATCTGGAGCGCGGAACGGTCACCGACCCCTTGGTCTTCGAGCGCCTGCCGACGCTGATCAACAACGCCGAGCGGCGGATCGCGCGCGAGCTGAAGGTCATCGGCTTCATCATCCCGGTCACCACGACGCTCGCGGCGGGTGTCCCGGTGCTTCAGAAGCCCGACCGCTGGCGCGACACCGTCAGCATGAATTTCGGCAACGGCACGTCGAACAACACCCGCAACCCGGTCTACGCGCGGTCCTACGAGTACTGCCGCCGCTTCTGGCCCGACCAGACGCAGACCGGCGCGCCGCGCTTCTATGCGGACTACGACTACAATCACTGGCTGATCGCGCCCACCCCCGATCAGGACTACCCGGTCGAGATCCTCTACTACCAGATCCCGCCGCTTCTGGACGACGCCAACCAGACCAACTGGCTGACCGAGTACGCCTCGACGCTGCTGCTCTACGCCACGCTGCTGGAGGCGACCCCCTTCATCAAGGCCGACGAGCGCATCCCCGTCTGGCAGTCCTTCTACGAGCAGGGGCGGGAGTCCCTCAACAGCGAGGACATGCAGCGCATCGCCGACCGCTCGGCCACCCGGAGTGAGGCATGACCTCCTACCTGACTGTTTTCGGCGGCGAGGTCATCCGCCCCGCCGAGGTGTCCTACCGCGCCCTGACGATCTCGACCTCGACCCAGCTCTACTGGCCCATCGAGACGAACGCCAACGCGCAGGTCATCGCCAGCCAGATGGACATCACGGCGACGACCACGTCGCTGGCTGTCATTCTCGACGACGCCACCAAGGTCGCCGTCGGCACCACCATCGTGGTCAAGAATGCCGGGTCGAACACCTTCGCGGTGCTCGACAGCGCATCCAGCACCATCGTCTCCGTCGCCTCCGGTCAGGTCTACTACGTCTACCTGACGGACAATTCGACGGCCGCCGGGACGTGGTCCTCCTTCGCGCTGGGCGCGGGCACCAGCTCGGCCAGCGCCGCCGCTCTGGCGGGCGCGGGCCTCATCGCCGTCGGCTCGCTGCTGGCGCAGGCGGTCCAGACCGACACCTTCTCCTCCTCCGGCTACACCATCGGCACGGCCGACCGTGGCAAGGCGAAGGTGTGGATCGGCGGCTCGGGCACGCTCAACCTGCCCACCCCCGGCACCGTCGGCTCGGACTTCTTCGTCCACGTCAAGAACGGCGGCTCGGGCACGCTGACGGTGACGCCCGCCTCCGGCACCATCGACGACGCCGCCTCGATCACCATGTCGGTGAACGACAGCTTCATCATCGTCACCGACGGCAGCACGGAATACTGGACGATTGGCAAGGGTGTCGCGCCTACCGTCACCACCACGTATCTCTCCATCGCTGTGGGTGGCACGGGTGACTACACCCTGTCCGCCGCCGAGCAGAACAAGAGCATCTACCGCTTCACCGGGGTGCTCACGGGCAACCGCAACATCATCGTCCCCTCGACCGTCGCCCAGTACACGGTCAGGAACGAGACCAGCGGCGCCTTCAGCCTGACCGTCAAGACGCTGGCGGGAACAGGCGTCGCCGTCACCCAGTCCTCGTCGGGCGTCGTCTACTGCGACGGCACCAACGTCATCCAGTCGACGGCGACGGGCGTCTCGACGCCGGTCTCCATCGCCAACGGCGGCACGGGCTCCACGACGGCCTCTTCGGCCCGCACGGCGCTCGGCGCCACGGCCACGGGCGACGCGCTCTTCACGGCCTCCTCGGCCGCCTCCGGCCGCTCCACGCTGGGCTCCGGCGTCATCGGCGACAGCCTCTTCACGGCCGCCACGGCCTCGGCGGCGCGCACCACGCTCGGCGCCACGGCCACGGGCGACGCGCTGTTCACGGCCGCCTCCGCCGCCGCCGCGCTCGCCACGCTGGGCGCGGTCGCCACCACCCGCACCATCTCGACCTCGGGCTACACGACCGGCGGCGGCGACCTCTCCGCCAACCGCACGATCACGCTCGGCTCGATGGGCGCCGTGTCTCGCCTGCTGGGCTCCGGATCGGCCGCCGCCACCATCGCCGACATCACGCTCGGCACCGGCCTCTCGATGTCGGGCACGACGCTGAACGCCACGGTCAATGCGGGCACGGTGACGAACGTCGCCACGTCCGGCGGCGTCACGGGCGGCCCGATCTCCGGGTCGGGCACCGTGTCGCTCGACACCAATAACCAAGGCGGCATCGGCTGCATTGCTCTTCTGGTGAATAACACGGGCTCCTCCGTCGGAAACAACTCGACGGTGACCGCCACCGGCTCCAATATTCCGTTCTGCAAATTCAATACGGCCAACACCATCACCTCGACGGGCAACTTCCCCGCCAACGGTCAGGTGTGGCGCAACATTACCGGCGGCTCGCTGTCGGCCGGTGAGTCCGGCATGTTCATAAGGGTCTCGTGATGCGCCGCGTCTTCATCATGGCCGGTCAGTCCAACATGTCCGGCCGCGCCCCGCTTCCGGGGCCGGGCGCCGTCAACGGCAACCGCATCTTCCGGTGGCTGCAGGACGACAGCGGGACGTGGGTGCAGAACCCCTCCGAGCCCATGGACATCAGCACGGGCGAGAGCCTGTCCGTCGCCGTGGACCCCGACGCCACCTTCGGGCCGCAGCTCGCCTTCGCCGACCGCATGGCCACGCTGCGCCCCTTTGACGAGATCGGCACCCTCTCGGTCGCCAAGGGCGCCTCGGGCATCAAGGCGTGGCAGCCCGACTGGTGCTGGCGCAGCCTCTACGGCGCCATGCTGCGGCGCGCCCGGCTCGTTGAGGAGCAGGGCCACACCATCGCCGGGCTGTGCTGGTGGCAGGGCGAGAGCGACGCGCAGTCGCCGACCGCCGCCGCCGACTGGGGCGCGGGCTTCACGGCCGTGGTGCGCTCCCTGCGTCAGGATCTGATGAATTTCAACCTTCCGGTCGTCTTCTGCCAGCTCGGGCCGAACCCGAACCTGCCCAACTTCCCCGGATGGGAGGAGGTGCAGAAGCGGCAGTTCACCATGCGCGGCCCCTACATGGCCATGGTGACGACTTCCGATCTGCCGGTGCAGGCCGACAAGCTGCACATGACGCAGGCCTCCTACATCACGGCCGGTCAGCGCATGGCTGACGCCATGGCGGATTTCATCCCATGAAGACCTTCGGCATCTCCTGCATCGTCATCGGCCTCACCCTGATGATCGCCTCCTGCGCCATGCACCGCAATGACGGCATGGGCGACCTGTGGCGCGGGGTGAAGCACGAGTACGGGAAGCCGCGCCCCTAATGCCCGCATCGCCGCTGATCCTGCGCTCCCAGCCGGGCGTGCGCAGGGACGGAACGCGGTTCGACGCGGACTACTACAACGACGTGCTGTGGTGCCGTTTCCAGCGTGGCCTGCCCCGCAAGATGCGCGGCTTCCGCTCGATGTCGTCCAGCATCCTCGGCATCCCGCGAGGCATGTGGCTGAACTCGCGCGGCGCCACGAACTACCTGCACATCGGCTGCAACAATTACCTGCAGCAGGTGCCCTTTGACGCCGACGGCAATGCCTCGCCGCCGTTTGACCGGACGCCCGCCGGGTTCGCCACGTCCAACGACAACCTGTGGACGTTCGACCTTCTCTTCGACCCGATCACCGGGCTCTACCCGACCATTCTGGCGCACGGGGCGCCGAACCTCTCGTCGATGGCATCGACGACCAATGCGCCGCTCTACTACGGCAACCTGACCGCCAACACGGCCCTGACCGCCACCACCGCGCCCCAGACCTCGGGCGGGGTGCTGGTCGTCCACCCCTACGTGTTCGTCTACGGCAACGACGGATACGTGGCGTGGTCGGCGGAGAACAATCCGAACGACTGGGTCGGGGCGGGCTCGGGCGACGCCTACATCACAGACCAGAAGATCGTGAAGGGCATGCTGGCGCGCGGCGGCAACGGCCCCATGGCGGGCCTGTTCTGGTCGATCAACGCCCTCGTGCGCGCCTCCTATGTCGGCGGCACCGCGATCTTCCAGTTCGACACGATCACCGACAGCACGTCGATCCTGTCGAGCCAGTCCGTGGTCGAGTACGACGGCATCTACTACTGGATCGGGACCGACCGGTTCCTCTCCTACAACGGTGTCGTGCGCGAGGTTCCGAACGACTTCAACTTCAACTGGTTCTTCGACAACCTCAACTACGCCCAGCGCCAGAAGGTTTTCGGCTTCAAGAACACCCGCTGGGGCGAGATCTGGTGGTGCTTCCCCTACGGCGACGCCACCGAGTGCACCCACGCCATCGTGCTGAACCTGCGCGAGGGCGGCATCTGGTACGACACCGAGCTGCCCGCGCCGCGCTCCTCGGCGGCCTGCGCGGCCGAGTTCCGCTACCCCATCATGGGCGGCACGACGCCGAACGATTCCGTGCTCTACAAGCTGTGGCAGCACGAGATCGGCACCGACTGGGTCGACGGCTCAGACACCTACCCGATCCGCTCCTATTTCGAGACGGCCGACTTCTCCTTCGTCGGGCAGCCGCAGGGCGCCCAGAACAAGACGGTGCGCGTCTCCCTGATCGAGCCGGACTTCATCCAGACCGGCGACCTGACGGTGACGGTGACCGGGAACGCCAATGCGCGAGCCACCATCGTGGAGGGCAGCGAGAGCGTCATCCCCGAGAGCCCGGCGACGCCGCAGGAGACGGTCAACTACTTCAAGGAGCAGCGGCGTCTGATGCGCTTCCGGTTCGAGAGCAACGTTCTCGGCGGTGACTACGAGATGGGCAAGATCATCGCCCACATTGAGCCCTCCGACGGGACGTACCTGTGAACGCCGACACCGTCTCCCCCTTCGGCCTGACGCTGCAGGACTGGGCGGATTCCACGGTGGGCCTGCTGGCGACGACGAACCTGCCGCCGCCGCGCCTCGACGACGACGACTGGCAGAACTGGGCGGCGCGGCTGCTGCAGGTGCTGCCCCAGTACAACGGACTGGCACCCGATCCCTACGCATTCGACGACTGGCGAGAGTGGGCGGTCTACTTCAACGACGCCCTGTGAGGAGTAACGTGACGTGAGCAAGATCTGGGAGAAGAGCTGGTTCGCCCCGGTTGCCTCGGCGGCCACGTCCTTCCTGTTCCCGTCTCTCGGCGACAAGATCGGCGGCGTGATCGGCCTCTCCGGCGACGCGGCCAACATTGCCGGGAATGCCCTCGTCGGCGCAGGCATCGGCGCGCTCTCCAATGGCGGGCAGGGCGCCCTGACGGGCGCGCTCGCGGGCGGCCTGACGCGCGGCCTGACGGGCCTCACCGGCTTCGACGGCGGCCTCTCCGGCTTCATGAACACCGGCTCCTTCGCGGGCGGTCTGGGCGGCACGGCGCTTGGTCAGGGCGGCATCGGCTCGGACGCGGTCGCCTCCAAGGCAGGCGCGCTCACGCAGGCCGGGGCGGCGCAGAATGAGGGATTGCTTGCCAGCCTCGGGCTGGGCGGCAGCGGCGGCATGGGCGACCTCGTGAAGCTGGCCCCGCTGGCGCTGATCGGCGCCACGCTGATGGGCGGCCTGAAGGGTCCGAAGGCGCCCGAGGCGCCCGGCGCCGCGCCGACGGACGCGAAGACCAGCGACGCCTACGAGGAAATGGGCCAGCCGCTGGAGAAGGTGAAGTTCGAGCGCAACTACACCCCCTATCGAGGCGACTACACGAAGTACGGTCAGGTGGGCCAAGGCGGCGAGCACGAGTTCTACGAGAACAACGGCTTCGCTGCCGCGCGTGGCGGCATGGTCCGCCGCTACGCCGAGGGCGGCTCCGTGGCCCCCTCGCCCTCCGGCTGGCAGCAGCCGACGTGGGGCGCGCTGCGCTCCTTCGGCGCCCCGCGCTGGGCCGGGCCGTCATTCGACCCCGGCGCCCAGATGCAGGAGATGGGGCGTCCGCCCATGCCGAGCATGCCGGGCCTGCCGCGCCCGCAGCCTCAGATGCCCCAGATGCCGCAGCCCGGCGGGCAGCAGCCCCCGTTCGGGAAGCTCCCCGGAATGCCCGACTTCGGCGCCTTCCGCACGGCCGCGCAGGACTACAACACCAGCCTGCAGGACTGGATCTCTGGCCTTGGAGAGGCGATCCGCAACGGCACGGCGGGCGACTACAGGCCGGTGCCGATGCTGAACATGCCCGCGCTGCAGATGTTCCAGCCGAGCTTCCCGCCCGGCGGCTACCAGCCCGGCCCGCCGCCCGGCGGCTTCCAGCCGATGCCGATGCCTGACGCGCCCACTCTCCAGACGGAGAGTGGCATGCAGCCACCCGCCCCGGCGCAGCAGCTCCCGCCGATGACGCCCGGCGCCTCCTCGTCCTCCTCGTCCAGCTCCTCGTCGGTCTCCGGCTCCGCCGCGAACGGCAGCTCGTGGTCGGGCTCCTCCGGCACGATGCCGCCGACGCGGTGGCAGCCGCCGCAGATCCCGCGCAGCCCGATGCAGGGCGGCGCCCTGACCCGCTTCGGCGGCATGAGCACGCCGCGCTTTGCCAAGGGCGGGATGGCGTCTCCGACCGGCCGCTCCGACGATGTTCCGGCCCTCCTCTCCGAGGGCGAATACGTGCTCGACGCCGAGACGGTGGCGCTTCTGGGCGACGGCTCCTCGGAGGCGGGCGCAAAGAAACTCGACCGCATGCGCGAGCAGATCCGCCGCCACAAGGGCCGCGCTCTCGCCAAGGGGCAGATCAGCCCCGACGCTCGTGACCCTGTCCGCTACGTGGGATTGCACTAATGGGCGCTCTCGACTTCCTCTGGCAGGGCAAGCCGCCGCCCTCGACGACCACCTACGGCACGACGACTGCGGCGAACCAGATCCCGAAGTTCATGTCGGACTACACGCAGGGGCTGCTGTCCCGTGCGAACGCCGTCGCGGCGCAGCCCTATCAGGCCTACGGCGGCCCGCGCGTGGCCGGGTTCACGGGCGACCAGCAGGCCGCCTTCAACATGACCCGCCAGAACATGGGGAACTGGCAGCCGGGGATGAACGACGCCACCGGCACCCTCGGCGCGGCCACCGGGATGGACGCGGCCGGGGCGGCGATGCCGTGGTTCGGCGCGGCGGGAAGTGTCGACCCCTTCGCCCTGCAGCAGCCCTACATGGCGGGCGCCTCGGCGACGTGGGGCCAGCAGCCGATGCAGCAGTACATGAGCCCCTACATCAACGGGGTCGTGGACCGCATCGGCGACCTCGGCGCTCGGAACCTCTCCGAGAAGCTGATGCCCGCCATCAATCAGGACTTCGTCCGGGCGGGCCAGTACGGCTCCTCGCGCATGATGGGCGAGGTCGGCAAGGCGCTCCGCGACACGCAGGAGAGCGTGCTCGCCCAGCAGAACGAGGCCCTCAATCAGGGCTACGGGCAGGCGCTGTCGGCCTTCAATTCCGACGCCTCGCGCCTCGCCGGTCTGGCGACCAATCAGGGCTCGCTGGGCGTCAACTACATGGGCCAGCTCGGCAACCTCGGGCAGGCGCTGGGCAACATCACCAACACCCAGCAGGCCAACATGACCAACGCGGGCGCGCAGCAGGGCGCCCTCGCGCAGCTCATGCAGACGCTGGGCCTCAGGGACTCCGCCGCGCTGGAGGCCATCGGCCAGCAGCAGCAGGCGCTCAACCAGCAGAGCCTCGACACCGCCTACAGCGACTTCATCCAGCAGCGCGACTACCCCACCCAGCAGCTCGCCATGATGAACGCCATGATCCGTGGCCTGCCCTACGGCTCCACCTCGACGGGGAGCACGACCTCGACCGGCCCGGCCTCGGCCTACCAGCCCTCCGGCCTGTCGCAGATCGCGGGCGCCCTGTCGCTGTACGGCGCGCTCAACGGCGGCAAGCTGTTCGCCGAGGGCGGCTACGTCTCCACGGCGCCCCGCTCCGAGGCGGCGCGCGTCGGCGAGGCGCGCGGGGTCTACTACAGCGACCTCGACGCCTACGACAATTCCGACGCCCCGGTGGAGCGCGTGCGCCGCTCGCGTGACCGGATGTGGGCCGAGGAGGACCGGGCCGGATACAAGCGCGGCGGCAAGGTCCGTGGCGCCCTCTCGATGTGCGGAGCGGCCTGATGGCTGGCATTCTCGACCCCACCCTGAGCGGCAACCCCGCGACGCTCCAGCAGCCGGGGCTGCAGGCTCCGGCCATGCCCTCGACGACGGCCCTCCAGCAGGCCATCCTGCAGCAGCAGCGCCTGCAGCAGGGCGCGCTCGGCGCCTACTCCAAGGCGCTCGACCAGCAGCGCGGCGCGCTCTCCGAGATGATGACGGCCTACCAGCCGCAGACGGGCGGCATCGACACCGCCCTCCTGCAGCTCGCCGCTGGCTTCCTCTCGCCCACCCGCACGGGCGGCTTCGGGGAATCCCTCGGCTACGCCGCGCAGGGCTACGGGCAGGCCGTCGACAAGCGCCGCGATCAGGAGATGGATCGCCTCGGCAAGCTGAACCAGCTCAAGCTGGCGCAGGTGGAGCTGGCGACCAAGCTGCCCGAGATGCAGATGCGCATGGCCGGGCAGGGCGTCGACACCCAGAAGCTGCTCTACGACCTTCAGTCGAAGGACTACGAGCTGCGCAAGGACCGCTACGACACCGACCGCTTCAACCAGTCGCTCGACAATGCTGCCGGGCTGGGCGACCCGGCGGGGCGCCTGACGCCTGACGAGGTGGCCGCGATCAAGGCGCTGCCCGCCGATGAGGGCCGCAAGCTGTACGCCCAGATCATGCGCGAGCGGGCGAAGCAGAAGGTCGACTTCCCGACGGTCTCCCCGCAGGACTACGACCGCGTCGCCGAGGACTTCGGCCTGCCCACGCCGAACGACCCCTACGCCCGCCTCTCTCCCGCCGGGCGCGAGAAGGCGATCCTCGCCGACCGCAACCGCATCGAGAAGCTGAAGACCGACTGGGAGAGGGACCGCGTCCAGAACGAGGCGGAGCGGCGCAAGCTGGAGCGCATGAGGGAGCTGGCCGGTCGCGTCAACACCGGGCCGGTGTGGGGCTACACGCCCAACATGTCGTCCGACGCGCAGGAGTTCGCGGCGAACTCCGCCGAGCTGTCGCGCCAGCAGCGCCAGCCGGGCGAGGGCGCCACCTCCGACTTCGATGCCCAGCAGTTCATCAAGGCGTCGCCGGGCGAGTACAAAGACCCGGTCGCCAACCAGCGCATGCTCACGGCCCGCATCGAGGCCAACAAGCTGGAGGCGGATCGCGCCGCCTTCCTGCGCGACTACGCCGAGGCCTACGGCCACACCTCGGGCGCCGACGCCGCGTGGCAGCGCTACACCAGCGCCAACACGATCTTCGATCCGTCGGCTGACGTGGAGAAGGGCGAGATCACGCTCAACGAGAACCGGATGGACTACAAGTCCTACTTCCGGCTGGAGCGTCAGGCTGCCGCCGACGGCGTCGACCTCGGCAAGGTGCGCCAGCTCGACGTGGCGTCCGTCCCGCCCGAGAAGCTGGGCGATCTGGCCCCCTACGTGAAGTACATGAGCAAGGCCCAGCGCGACGCTCTCCGTGAGGCCGCGAAGCGCCTGCGCGGAGGCAAGTGATGGCGAGCGATCTGCTCCGCGCTCTGGACGAGGCAGACAAGGCCGAGGAGCGCAACGCGCGCCGCTCGGCGGCCCGCGCCAAGCCCAGCCGCGACCCCGAGACGTGGGGCGAGTACGGCAGCGGCCTCGCCCGCTCCGTCGGGCAGGGCCTCACCTTCGGCTTCGGCGACGAGCTGGCGGCCAATGCCCGCTACTATCTGGGCGACGAGGACTACGACGCGGCGCTGGAGGACGAGCGCAAGAGCCTGAGCGACTTCTCCGAGCGTCACCCGTTTCAGGCGGTGGGCGCGGAGGTCGTCGGCGCGCTGCCGACCATGTTCGTGCCCGGCGGCGTCGTGGCGCGCGGCGCGTCCGCGCTGGGCCGTGGCGCTGGCGCGCTCGGCGCCATGGCACGCGGCGTGGGCGCTGTCGCCTCGAACCCCATCGGTCGCGGCGCCCTCTCCGGCGCCCTCACGGGCGGCGCCTACGGCTTCGGCACGGGCGAGGGCGGTGTCGGCAACCGTCTGGCCAATGCGGGCACGGGCGCCGTTCTGGGCGGCGGCATCGGCGGCGCGCTGCCCGCCGTGATCGGCGCGGCCCGTGGGGCCGGGCGCTACGCCCTGACCCGCTCCGGCATGTCCCCCGCGCGCTCCGCCGAGGCTGGCCAGAACGCCGTCCTGCGGGCGCTGGAGCGCTCCGACATGGCGCCCGACGATCTCCTCACCGCCGCCAATCGTGACGCCGCTCTGGGCGTCCCCTCGATGGTCGCCGACCAGTCCCCGGCGCTCACCCGTCTGGCCGAGACGGTGGCCACCATCCCCGGAAAGGAGAGCGACAACCTGATTGCCGGGCTGGAGTCCCGCTGGTCCGGCATGAACCCGCCGCCCAACGAGATCGCCCCGCCCGCGCAGCGGCAGCGTGTCTTCAGCCAGATCGCCAAGGCGGTCGGCGCCAAGGGCAGCTACTACCAGAAGGCTGATGAGCTGCTCGCCAACCTGCGCCGCGACGCCTCCCCCTTCTACGAGCGCGCCTACAACACGCCGATCCCGGCCGAGGCTCAGGTGGCGCTTGAGCAGCTCATGCCGCGCATTCCCAAGTCGGCCATCGACTACGCCAACGAGCTGATGCAGCGGCAGGGCGTCAAGTCGAAGCAGATCCTCGCCCGCGTTGCCGACGACGGCACGGTCAAGTTCGAGCGCATCCCCGACATGCGCCAGTGGGACTATATCCAGCGCGCCCTTCGCGACATCTCGGACGGCGAGAAGAGCGTTCTGACGGGTGGCCGGAAGGGGCTGGGGCAGGCCACGGCCGACCTCCGGAACGAGGTCACCGGCATCCTCGACAACGCGGTCGACGACTTCCGCATGGCCCGCAGCGTGTACCGGGACGACGCCTCCGTTCTGGAGGCGCTTCGCCGGGGCCGCGAGGAGTTCCTTGGCATGGACCCCGAGGGCATGGCGCGCGAGCTGAAGCGCATGTCCACGGCCGAGCGCGAGGTGTTCCGCGTCGGCGCCCTCGACGCCATCCGCAAGAAGCTGTTTGCGCCGGTCAACCAGAACAACGCCGCGCGCCTCACCGGCCATGCCGGGGACGGCCTCTCCGATATGCGGCTGAAGATCCAGCAGCTCTACACCGACCCCGGTCAGGCGGCCATTGCCGAGGCGGCTCTGCTCCGCGAGGCGCAGATCGCTGCCAACACCGGCCAGATCGCCCGCAACTCCCGCACCGCCGCGCGTCTGGCCGGGCGTGAGGATCTTGAGGGCGGCGGCATCATGGGCTCGATCCTTGAGGGCTCGATCCCGGCCCTGACGGGCAACCTGAAGGGCTCGTTCCTGAGCCTGCTGCAGGCGGTCCCGTCGCTGGTCTCGCGCTACGGCCGGTTCAATGAGGACATGGCAGGCGAGGTCGCCCGCATCCTGCGTACCGGCAAGCCCGGCGACGTGCGCAAGGTCGTTGAGGCCCTGAACGCGGCAGCCCAGCGCCGGGCAAAGGCGGCGGCGACCAGCGCGTCGCGCGCGGGCGCCATCGGAACGCTGGGATCGGCGGCCGTCGAGGCCGAGCGCAGGCCCCTTGAGATTGAGGTCCGCAAGCCGCCCCAGCGCTACGCGGGCGGCGGCAAGGTCATCAAAGAGATTGTCGACACCGGGTTCCAGAAGCTGGACGACATCACCGGCCTCGACGCCCAGAAACTGGTCGGCGGAACGCCTTACGACGCCCCGGCGGGCTCCGACCCGCGCTATGTCGGCGCCGCGCCCGACCGCACCGAGTTCTCCTATCTGCGCCACGTCGCCCCCAAGGGCACGAAGGCGCGCACGCTCGACGCCATCGCGGCGCTCCGCGAGAACCGCAACGGCATGCGCGACCAGCTCCTCGCCGATGTCGAGGCGGGCAAGAAGCTGGACGGCTCCGACTGGTACAACACCGAGGAGTTGCGCGACTGGTTCACCAGTGTCCACGGCGAGGAGGAGGGCGATAAGCAGTGGCGTGAGTTCATCGGACTGATCGGCGCCACCTCGCCCGGCATGCCGGTCCCCGAGAACATCAAGATCGCCTCCATGTACCGGCACAAGGGGCCGGAGTGGACGCTGGAGCATGGCCCGGCCATCGTGGAGGGCACGGAGAAGCCGCTTCCCGGCTACGGCTCGGTCACCCAGAAGAACCAAGCCCGCAACGCCGTGCGCTACTACGAGGGCCAGTACGCCCCCGACGGATCGGAGCGGAAGCTGAACATGAAGCCCAAGGGCTTCACCCAGTCCCTTCTGGGCTCCGGCCGCAACATCGCGGCGGACATGCACTTCACCCGCTGGATGGCCATGGCGTCGGGCTCGCCCGACTGGCTGGAGAACGGCGCCGAGGTGTCGGGCGCGCTCACCAACCGCCTGCTCGAGCAGTACGGCGACGCGGTCGCGCCCTACCTCAAGGTCCGCGACGTGAAGGGCAAGCCGCAGCCCACCTTCGACGCCCAGAGGGCGGTCAAGGACGGCGTCGTGAAGATGGAGGACATCGCCGACGAGCCGCGCGTGTTCGCCCAGATGCCGGACGACAACGAGTACGATGCGTTCGAGAAGTACGTGAACGAGCTGGCGGGCGAGCTGGGCATGACCGGCCCGCAGCTTCAGGCGAACCTCTGGATGGGCGCTGGCTCGCGCACCGGCCTACACGAGGGGTCGAAGGGCACCTTCATGGACCTCCTGAAGAAGCGCGCCGACGACCGGGCCAAGCAGCTCGGGCTGAAGCCCAAGTTCGACGAGGCGACCGGCCAGTACATCTCGCCCCGCGCGCAGGTGCTGGACGAGTTCATTCGCAACCGTGGCCTGCTGGAGATGGGCGGCGCCATGGGCGGTCTCGGCGCGGCGGCCAAGTACGCCACCGACCTGCCGCCGCAGGAGCAGGAATCCCCGATCCCCAGAAGCCCCGTGTATTGAGGCTTTCCCATGCATCTGGTCCCTGACTGGCGGCGCGTATTGCGCCGGTCGGCGGCCGTTTGGCTCGCCTTCATCTCGACCATCTTCTACGGCCTCGGCGGCGCGCTCTTCGTCTGGGCCGAGGAGCTGGGCGACACGCTGTTCTTCAGCCTCGACATCGCCTGCTTCGTCATCGCCGGGCTGGCGACGGCCGCCATCCCCTTCGCCCGCATCGTCAAGCAGGAGTGCGTCTCCGGTGTCGACCACAGCTAAGCCGATGGCCCGCAAGGCGGCCCCGTGGGTCGCCGCCGCCACCCTGTTCGTGGGCGGCTGGGAGGGCATGCAACGGGTCAGTTACCGCGACGTGATCGGCGTGCCGACCATCTGCTACGGCGAGACGCGCGGCGTGAAGATGGGCCAGACGGCGACGAAGGAGGAGTGCGACCAGATGCTGGCCGACGGGCTCCTCGACTTCGCCGAGGGCGTCCGCAAGCAGATGCCCGGCTTCGACACCATGCCGCCCTCCCGGCAGGTGGCCGTGGTCAGCCTCGCCTACAACATCGGTCTGGGCAACTTCGCCAAGTCCAGCGTGAGGCGCGAGCTGAACGCCGGGAACGTCCGCGCCGGGTGCGAGGCGTTCATGAAATGGAACAAGGCCGGAGGCATCGTCTTCCGGGGCCTGACGCGGCGCCGCGACGCGGAGCGGAAGCTGTGTCTGGAGGGGCCGGGCTGATAGACAGCCGGGCTCGATTTGTCTACAAAGGCATCGCGCGGTTTGGTCTCCGTGCGCATCCTGTGGTTGGCACAGTGAACCCCCGGCGCTCGATACGCCGGGGGTTCTGCTTTGTCAGAGGAAGAGCACGAAGCCTTCCGCGACCTTCATCGGCACGCCCGTCTTCGCCTTGATCGCCTTCGCCGCGTCCTTCGCCTCCTTCTGGGTGGGGAAGTCGTAGCGCGAGCGCAGCCCGGCCTCCTTCAGGATGGCGTTGCGGCTGCGCAGGGCGGTCTTGCTTCCCGAGGCCATCACGAACCAGATGACCTCAGTCTTGAACGAGCGACGCACAGTCTTCGTGCGTTTTGCCATGGTTTTGGTCTCCGATATCAAAGAGCGAGGCCCGATTTGGGCCGTCACTATAATACCACACTATTATGAAATGTCAAGAGGAACGTGTTCCTAGACATGACGGGTCTCCGTGCGTACCTGTGGATCGGGTCCATTCTTCTGGTGGTGGCAGCTCTTTCTGCCTCGCACTATTGGGCCTACTCCAAGGGGTGGACAGCGGCTGACCAGACGGCTCGCATCAAGGCTCTGGAGGGCGAGCTGGCCTCCGCCGTGGCGGAGCAGGCCAAGCTGAGCGCGGTGATCGCGCAGCAGGACGGCATGCTGCACGCGACCCGCAAGGTCGCCGCCGACGCCGCCGAGCGCGAGCGCACGGCGCAGCAGGATCTGCAGGAGCTGGAGGACAAGTTCGGTGAGTACGTGCGTCAGCTTGGGGCTCAGAAGCCCGAGGATCGCTGCGTGCTCACCCCGGAGGATCTAGCGCGTTTGGCGACGCTCGTTGGCAAAGCCCGAGCGCCTCTTCCGGCGTCCAGCCGCGAGAAAGGCGTGCCATCACCGTCCCCTTCGAAAGGCCCAGCGTCCGCGCCGCCCGACTGACGGACATGGCCTCGCCGTGAATTGTTACGACGGTTGTCTGGCCGCGATTTTCGGCCTGCTGCTGGTCCGTCGCCCAGCGCACGTTTCCGGGCTCGTAGTGTCCGTCGCTGTCGATCCGGTCGAGGGAGTGCGCAGGGGAGGGCCTGCGGCCGACATCCGCGAGGAAGTTCTCGTAGGTGAGCCACCGCTCGCAGACGCGAATGCCGCGCCCGCCGTAGCGGGCGTAGCTGACATCGGACGGCCTGCTGCATCTGGAACGCATGTTTCTCCACGCTCGCCACTCAGCGGACATCTTCCCGCCTTGGGTGTCGCCGTGGCGGACGGCGGAGGGGCGCACACGAATGGCGTGCTCCGTGACAAGGCACCCACAGGATCGCGTGTTGCCGGTGCGCAGTTTGGTGGCCTCGACCGTCGTCTCGCCGCCACAGTCGCAACGACAGCGCCACAGCTTGGCGCGGCTGCTATGCGTCCCAACAATTTCGATTGGCGTCAGGCGCCCAAATTTCTGACCGGAGAGATCGAGCGGTTTAGGCATCATGCAGCCCACGAAGTCACTGCAATTCAGTATGCACACGATTGGCGCTGTTGCAATGGCGGTTCTGCTGTCAGCCTGCGCGACCTCGTCGCCTCCTCCGCCGCCCGCGCCCGTTCTGGTGCGCCCGACGCTGCCGGAGCCCCCGGCGACGTTCGGCCTTCCGGTTCCGGCCCCGTCCGTAAGGGAGGGGATGGACGCCCGTGAGGCGCTGGGGCGCTACGCCCTCGCCCTCCGGCAGGCTAACCGGCGTCTGACCGACGCCAGATCGTTCTACCGCGACGTGGTCGCAGAGTTCGGGAAACCCGCAGATGCCGCCTCTCCCCCGGATGGCCCCTGAGTTCACCCTCGGGAACCTTCTGTCGATGCTGACGACCCTGCTCGCCATGGCGACGGTGGTCTACTACACCGGGTCGGTGATCTCGGAGCTGCGCGGCAAGGATCTCCTGCACGAGGAGAGGCTCGACCGGCTGGAGCGCTCGCTTGAGCGCTCGGACTCCGACCACGACATCCTGATCGAGATCCGCTCCGATCTGCGCTTCATGCGCCAGCAGCTCGGACTGGTCATTCAGGACAACGTCGCCCCCGCCTCACCTTCCAGAGTTTCGCCCTGACGGGCGTCCGAGGCCAGCACTGTCGCTGGTAACGAGGTCATGTGACCACGGCGTAGTTTCCAGTGGCTCCGTGACCCCGTCCTGTATGCCTCTGTCGACTTGCCCCCGGCCTCACCGCCGGGGGCTTTTTCGGTTTTACACTGCGGAAAGGCGCGGGCATGCGACCGTCCTCGACCAGCTCGTCGAACTTGGTCGAGCTGACCCCCACGTAGGAGGCCGCCTCCGGGCGGCGGAGACCGCGACGCGGAGGCGGGAACAGCTTGCGGACGGCAGCGCTCATCACGCCACGGCGACGGGGCGGAGGTCGTTGACGACGATCTCGGCCTTGGCCCGGTTGACCTCCGTCTCGATGCGGTCGAGGCGGCGGCCCTCCTCGAAGATGCGCTGCTGCAGGGTGGCGACCACCTTCAGCGCGGCCTCCACCTGCGCGGCCTTCTCGCGCGCCTTCACGAGCTGCGCCCGCAGGGCGAGGTTCTCCTGCTTCAGCGCCCGCACCGTGGCGCTGCCGCCCTTGCCGTTCCTGTTGACCGCCTCGCCAAAGTAGCGCGAGCGCAGCATCTGCAGCGACTTCGCGTCGATGGCGGCGCCCGTGGCGGCGTTCACCGCCTTGGCGATGCGCTCCCAGTCCCAGCCCTCGGCCAGCTCGATGCCGTTCTGGGTGAAGACGTGGGCGTTGATCAGGACGCCCATGACGATGGCGGCGTTCGGGCCGGTCGTCAGCATGCGCGAGCGGCGCCCCTTCTCCTGCCCCTCGCGACGCTGCTCCGGGGTCACATGGTCCATGCTCATTGATCTCTCCTGATGAGTGTGCCGTCCATCTTCCGCTTCCAGCCGGAATCCCGGCTGCCGGGGATCGGCGGTCCCTTGCGCTTTCTGATGCCGATGTGGCGGGCCTTGACCCGCTTCGCCTTGGCGGCTCGATGGTGATCGCCGCGCGTCTTCTCGATGGCGCAGCTCTCGTGGGCGGGGGCCATGTTGCTCTCGGCGTCCTCGCCGCCCAGCTCCAAGGCCCGGAGGTGCTCGACGATCCATTTCTGCCCGGCCTCGATCTTAAGGCCGCACAGACAGCAGAGGCCTTTGTGGGCCTCGTAGATGCGGAGGCGCCGCGACGGTGACATCCGCCCCCGGTGCGTCGTCCTGACATCGTCAGTCATTCGGCCCTCGCGAAGTCGCCGTGCAGTTCGCGAGCGCGCTGCAGGTAGGCTTGGTGGGCTTCCTCTGGGGTGGCAAATCGCCCGATGTAGTGCACCTTTCCATTCGCGCGGATCTGCGCCATGTAGCGCTTGCCCACGGGGAAGACGCCTTTCAGCCCCGTCTTGTTGGACCGCCTCGCGCTCACGTTCATGTTGTTCTCGGAGGCCGACGCCAGCCGCAAGTTGGCGATGCGGTTGTCCATCTTGTCGCCGTTGATGTGGTCGAGGGCGCGGTCGGGCCACTCGCCGGTCACGTAGAACCATGCGAGGCGGTGGGCGAGGTACTGCTCCCCGTCCACCCTGATGCGGAGGTATCCTTTGCAGTGGCGCGAGCCAGCCGCCTGTCCGATCACGCGGCCCCCCGTCGCCACGAGCCAGCGGAACACCCCAGTCTCGGGGTCGTAGTCCAAGGCGGACTTGAGACGGGCCTGCGTCAGCATCACTGCAGCCCCTTCAGCATGGCGCGGACCTCGTCGAGGCCATCGTTGATCTTGGCCCAGATCTGGCGCTGGTCCTCCACCAGCTTCTCGATCTCGGCCATCTTCTCCTTGGTCGCCCTGATCTTGGGGTTGCCCTCCGCCGGGCCGTAGTGCTTCTCGCGCACCTCGACGACCCACGCGCGGGGCACGCCCAGATCCTTGGCGATGCGGGCGTCATCCCAGCCCGCCTCGTACCCCTCGTTGGCGTTGACGTAGTGCTCGTCCACCGTGCGGTTCACGATGCGCCAGTCGTCCTGAGACATCTGGCGCGGCGGCTGCGGGGTGGGCGGGGCAGTCTGGATGTTCATCGCAGTCTCCTTCTTGGGCTCGGGCTTGTTGAACAGCTTGTCGAGGTCGGCGAGGGCCTTGACGGTCGCCGGGGGAGGCGGGGCCTCGACCACGCTCGTGGGCTTCAGCCGCTTCACGCGGTGATCGCGGACGCAGGCCGGGCAAAGGTCGGAGGAGGCGCTCTTGCCGATATGCCAGCCGCGCTGGCGCATCTTCTGGATGACCATGTCTTGGGGCAGGGCGCCTGCGAAATTGGAGGCGACGACCTTGTCGATGGTCGTGCATTCGGAGCAGGAGAAGTTGTAGGCCGGACGCAGTCGGTCTCCGTAGGGCTCTGATTTCGGCTGTATCACGCGCACTGTCATTGCATCATCCTTTCGATTTCGGCACGCAGCTCTTCGATGTTGATGCCCGGCAGCAAGTCTTTGGCGACCCACGCCAGCGCCTCTTCCACAAATGACCTGAACTCTGTCTCGTCCATCTTAGCAAAGCTAATGCTTTTCGGTACGTAGATCACCTTACCGTCAGACAAGACAACTGTGGATACTCGCCCGGTGCGGTACTTCAGGTGCTCCGCCACCTGCTCGGCGGTGGCGTAGTAGGGGTGGGACTCCGCGACCTTGGAGCAGAGCGCCCAGAACCAGCGGTGGCGGCGCGGCGAGCGCGGACGCTTGGGCAGGATGGACACCACGGCGCCCTCGGGGATGGCGTCCAGCAGCTCCGCGTCGCGCGGGTAGGCGGGCACGAGGCCCGCCCGCTCGCGGCGCACGAAGATGGGCTCCTTGTCGCTCATTCAGCCGCCTGCTGCCCGGTCTGCTGGGCGATCTTCAGGCCTGCCTGCGCGGCGGCGTAGGCCGTGCGGACCTCGGAGAGGTGGTTCGGCCAGAGCTGGCTGCGCGGCCCCTCGGTGGCCTTCAGCCACGCCTGCAGCGCCGGGCGCGTCAGCTTGCCCATCTCCAGCTTGTCGAGGATCTGGTCGCGCAGCTTGGCGGACTCCTCCTCGGTCAGGCCGGAGACGACCTCGCCGGTCTCCGGGTCGAAGGTGCCGGGGACGGCCTGACCCTCCGGCCCGGTCAGGCGCTCGGCCTGCATGCGGTCGGCCTCGTCCTCGTCGCGGATCGCCCGCTCGCCGCGCGTGGGCGGGTCGGAGAGGATGCCGCCGGGCTTGCCGATCTTGGCCCTCTCCAGCGAGCGCTGCTGGGCCTGCTGCTGGCGCGAGCGGGGCTCGGGCGGGGCAGCGGCATTCCCGTCGTCATCCTCGTCGCCATGCACGCCGACAAGCGAGAAGAGCGCGTAGCGCTTGGCGTAGCTCAGCGAGGAGCCGATGGCCTGATGCGTGGCGTTGCCGATGCGCGCGACAGGGTAAACGCCCTCGATCCACTGGCCGGATTTGTGCATCAGGCGGGTGCGCAGAAGGATGGATTCTCCATCGACCTCCGTCACCTGAACGAACGACAGGCCGTGCTTGGAGAGGACGGGCCGGATCGCGTCAAGCCCGTCGGCGAGGTCGGCGTACTTCGACTTGAAGTGCGGGTTGGTGCGGTTTTTCGCGGGGTTCTTGATCTCCCCCTGAGCAGCCGCGAGGCCGCCAGCCAGCTCGGAAATTTCCTGCGAGGTGTTCATCCTTTCCTCCTCAACTGTCCGCGCACGATGCGGCTGACCGTCATGGGCGACATGCCCGTGGCGGAGGCGACGGCGCGCTGCGTGGAACCTCCGGCGACAAGCGCGCGAACAAGCGCCACCTCGTCGGCGGTGAATTTGGCCATCGGGTTTGCGGACCCGAAGCGCGAAGGGGCGGGCTTGTGGCGCCCCTTCGTAACCATGTCGGCGACGTTGTCGGCCTGCGTACCCAAGAACAAATGAGCGGGATTCACGCAGCAGCGCACGTCGCACTTGTGGAGGACTTTCAGGCCGTCCGGGATTGGCCCGCAGTGATGCTCCCAAGAGGCGCGGTGCGCCTTGACGCTCCGCTCTCCGTGCCGGGTGAAAACGCCATATCCCGCGTCGTCGGCCGGTCCAGTCCAAAGCCAGCAGCCGGACATCGGCTCCGGCAGGAACGAGGACAGCAGGCGCTGGATGTGGCGCGGGGTCACGGGCGCCCTCACTTCGCGGGGTTGATCAGGAGGCTGTTGGACTTGGACCGCTTGACCACGAGGCCGTGGCCGGTCGCCTCGCCCACGTCGTCGGGGATCATCTCGCGGATGCCCTTGGCGGCGGCCTCGAACTTCTTGGCGGCGGTGCGGTGGGCCAGCCAGTCGGCGGCCAGATCGGCGAACTCGTTGTTGCCGGTGAAGTCGACCTTGCGCAGCGCCTCGGGCGCCACCGGCTGCTTCACCTGCACGGCGACAGGCTCCTGCCCGGTCTCGACGCAGGACCAGAAGGCGGTCTCCGCCTGCAGCAGCGCGGCGGCATACTCGTCGTCCAGCTCGACCTCGAACAGCTCCCACTTGTGCGAGCCAAAGAACACCGAGAGGTCGCAGCGCCGGTATCCGGCGACCAGCATGTTGTGCGTTGCCTGCGGCAGGTACTTCGCGAGGATGTCGTCGGGCTTCCAGAAGGCCGAGACGTGCTTGGCCTCGTAGACGCGGGCGTCCTGCCCGGTGCTGGTCATTCCGACCCCGTCCAGCGTGGTCGTCATCCACGGGCGGTCGAAGTCCATCAGCTCCTGACCCACCAGCGTCACGCGCAGGCCGGTCTGCTTCTCGTACCACGCCCGGTTCAGGGGCTCGGTGTAGAGGCCCATGATGACCGGCAGCACGTCGGAGAGATCGTCGGGCTGGGTCTCGCCGCGCTTCATGCGCCAGAGCGCCAGCACCTTCTCGGGGTCGCCCGACATGATGGTGTTCGCGTCGGAGCCGCCGATGCAGCCACGACGGAACTCTATCTGCTCAGCCGTCAGGCCGAGAGAATGCAGATCCACTCGTTCCATGTGAAAACTCCCTCGCGGCGGAATCCCGCCGGAGGGAGTTATAGCGGGGGATATGCCCCACCGTCAAGCGCGTCGGTGGGAGATCAGCTACAGGGGCCGATACGCATACAGGGCACGGGCCACGACCGTCACCTCTACGCTGTCATGCGACCGGAGGGGGATCGGGG